GGTTAAGCGTGCCTTTCCGCCGCCTGGGAGAGAAAGAATTAAGTCATCTGAGGAAGATATGAAAACAAAGGTTTTTCGAGAACATCCTCAGACGCCATATGAACTACCTTACGGTGTAAGAGTCAACTTAGGTGCCACTGCTATTGGTCAAGCCGGTTATCCGCAACCTGATGAGAAAGATATTATCTCTCAGGTGACCCCCGAACCTATATATAAGATTCGTGGATGTGGTATTTATAAGTTGTCTCTTATTCTTAATGAATGTCGACGCCGTACATATGAGATCTTTCGTGATCTAGATTGGACTGAAGAAGCTGTTGAAAAAACTTTTTTTCCTTCAACTTCAGCCAATTATGTTAGTTCTCGGGCCCTTGGTGGTTCCGTAGGTGCATTATATGATGATCCCGATATTCGGGCCGTATTGCATGCCTATTGTCATCGGAACTACGGTGTAGACCTGGAATACTTACTTGGTTTAAACAAGCGATCGACACCTAACACCTATATATATGGTGAAGATGGTATCGAGTTTTACCCGGCAAGTCAATCCCTTACTTGGGATTCCCGACAAGTTCGAAAGGCTTTTTGCCATCTATATCTAGAGGTTTTAACCAAGGCTCAGCAGGAGCCTAATTTGGTTGAAACTGTGGGGCTTGCGGAGGCCCTTAAAGTTCGTATAATAACGAAGAGCCCTCCGTTTAGGACATTTGTCCTCAAGCCTTTGCAGATGATGCTTCACAAGCATCTCCGAGATCACCCTACTTTCGCCTTAATTGGTGAAGTGGTCTCTACTGATATAGTTGATAGAACATTCTCTCGCTTCTTGAAATCTAAGTCTGAAACTTGGTTTTTAAGTGGAGATTATAGTGCCGCGACCGATAACTTGAATTGGCGCGTGTCTGAGGCCATTGCTACGACCATTGGTCGTGTAGTTGGTCTTGGTTCTATCATTTCTGGACTTCTCGTCGATTCCCTAGTTCATCATTTTTTAGCTATTAAAAATGATGAGGGAAACTTGGTCAGTCAGCTTTCACAGAAGAACGGTCAATTAATGGGTTCTGTTACATCTTTCATAGTCTTATGCATTGCCAATTCCGCGATATGCGGTCTAGCTATGGAGGAAACTATGTATCGACCCCGACTTCTTCGAGACCTTCCCTTATTAATTAATGGTGATGATTGTCTCTTTATCGCGAGCAAAAATTGCCACGATTTGTGGAAGGTTTTAGGGCGGGTTGCGGGTTTAGAACCTAGCATTGGAAAGTATTTTTACTCCCCGCACTTTCTCCAAATTAACTCAATGAATTTTAAAAGGGTTAATCCTTATCCTTATTATCGGGTAATTGGAGAATCTGACTGGCCGGAGACTGAACTTTATTTTCCTAATTTTCGGAAAGTGCCGTCGGTTATGATGGGTTTGATCTATGGTAACCCTAGATCCACAACTGAGAATTCTGGAGGTCAATCTAATGACTTCTATAAGATTGCGTCTCTTTCGACGCGTCAATCCTCTGTGTTGTGGGAGTGTCCTGTTTCTCTCCGTCAAAAGGTGAGCGACTACTTTTGGTTAAAAAACATAAAAGTTATCCGCGATTGCGGTTTACCTTGGTATGTCGATCCCTCTTATGGGGGCTTGGGACTTCGTAATCCTAATCTTA